CCATCGCTGTCATCCAGACGTTTAAAGGATTTAGTAGGAAGAAGTATTTCACAACAAAGGTTACTCTGGTAAATGGTATGGAATTCAGGATCAAATGGTCCTTGACTCTGAACATTGTCAATGAACACAAGATAGATACGGCCTGTGTCAGTGCGCTCTTTTAAAATGCCGCCTTTGAATACATCTTCTGCATTCATTGTTTTCTTGCGTAGGTCTTTACGCTTTTCATACTTGACGTATAGTTCTTCAAACAACTCTGTGTTCTTGTAGAACGCTTCGTATAAGTCAGGTACTTCGTTGGGATCAAAGAATGTGATATCTTCTTTGTTTTTAAATCTACGCCAGAAGAAACTGTTAAGGACCACACCGTAGTCCATGAACCTTACTCGTGTTTCCTCTGTGCCTTGATTATTTTTAAGCACAATAAGATCGTCAAACTGATAGTGCCAAATAGGATAAAATACAGTAGCACTTGCATTACGAATGCCTCCTTGACTACAACTACGCAGATCACCAAACCACTTTTTGAGGAATGGAATCATGCCTGTGTGCATGACTTCGCCACCACGAATAGGAGCACCCAAGGGACGCAAGCGGCCAACTTCCAAGCCAATACCAGCTCGCTTGGCCGCATACTTGGCCATCATCTCCCCACTAGCAAATATGCTATCCAGGTCGTCGTCACTGCGGATAAGCACACAACTAGAAAACTGTTTAGTTGGAGTGCCAAGACCAGCCAAGACAGGTGTAGCAAGAGTAAACAGGCCATCTGACGCACAGTTGTAATACTCTTTGATGTAACGCATACGTGCTGATCCAGGTTCTTCTTTATGAAAGACCGTAGCGGCCGCGACTATATACCTAATTTGTGGAGTCTCATAGATCTCCTTCGTAGCGCGATTGCGTACAAGATACTTCTCGATAAGTTGTTCAATTGCTGCATAGCTGTATCCTTCATCTTTGTCATGGTCAAGCATGTCATTCATCTTGTTCCAATCTTCTTCGCTATACCAATCGAGAAGTTCAGATGTGTATAAACCTGTGGCCACATTTTTCTTTACAATTTCATACAGGTGCGGAACATCATACTGTCCATAGACATCTTTACGCAACATACTCAAACGCTGTTTGCCAGCCACAAACTGATAGTTAGTGTGGCCCACATCTGGATTTGATTCTATATCAATCAAGTCTACAATGGCTCGTAATGTAATACCATCAATTTCTTGAGTGGTAATACCATCATAAAAATGCAATTGTGCTTTGATCTCAATCATACTCTGACTTACGTCAGCGATACCTTGGCAAACCTTGGCAACCTGTGCCTGCCATTTTTCAATATGCAGTGGCTCTTTCGATCCGCTTCTTTTAACTACTGTAATCTGCGTCATTCTACTCTCTATTCTTAATTGTACTGTTTACTGCTAGATAATTTGATCCTGCTGGTATTGCCTTTTGATTTTTACTTTAGTGATGGTATTTACGATTTGTTCGGCTTCCCAATTAAGTATATATTTTTCTTTTGCAACCAGGACTAAATTAGTACCATCATCAGTCAAAACCAAGGTTGCAGGTGCCATATCCGCACGGTCCAGCATACTGATAGTATACACTATTCCAAGCCCGCGAGCAAGGTCACAATAGACATTATCGCTCAAAAGTTGCCAGGGATCTGGCCAAGCAGGTTGATCATCCCAATGTAGATAATAAGGACGCCACGGAACATTGAACCACCATTGGTTAATGGAGGCCAGTGCAGTTTCTATAGGGGAAGTTTGACAAGACTCTCTTAATCGATTCCAGGAATCGAGTCTTTCACTAAAAGTTTGGCACCACATCAACTGAAACGATTGATAGAATAGTTAAAGGTAGCGGTTTGGCCGGTTGATGTAGTAGTGTATTGTATTACCGCATTGGTTCCAACTTGTGTAACAGAAAGAGCTACTCCGGTATCGGCATTTTCAGTATAGTCTTCGTTGTAGGTCAAGTTACTTCCAGCTGGATTAAAATCTACAGTAATTGTGCCTCTTCGAAATGCAGTGCCTCGAGCAATTCTGTATTCAATTGTAAATGATGCAAAAGCAAGAGATATCACTGTTGTAGGACTACTGGTATTGTCTGACAGACTTGTGGTTACACCATTGTATATTGCATAAGCTCCAAGTTGTACATTGTCGGAGTTGTCCATGCCAAAACTGGTAGTAGAGTTAATGTTAACTCTCGGTTGAGTGGTTGCATAGACATTGCTACGTTCAAACATGTCGCCTACACTGGCATTATTATTGCTGAGTATGTAAATTACCGCGGCAGCTGGATTGGTGGTGCCTTGAAAATGGTTGGCTACATCATAAAATATATTGTGTGCAGAAACATTAAGTTCCACATCACCAAGATAAATTCCGTTGTTATAGATATTATCAAACAAATTGCTAGTCATTCTGAACCCAGTGGCGCCACCATTGACCACTGTGCCACTTCCTAGTACAATGCCTTGGAAATGAGTGTCAATTTTAGAATTGGTAACAGTGATTCCCTTGACTTGATTATTGGTTTCGATAGCATAAGTGGTTCCGCCAAACTGGCAACCGTCAAAAACAATTTGCTCACACACCAACCCTGTGGTGCTGTCAAATCCCACGCCGCGTGTATCATCAGCATCTGTAATTAAATCAGCTGTGGTCAATGGCCCAAAGAAATTAACATTTTGAAAACGACAGTTAGTTGCATCTTGAACAAAGAAAATATCAGTAGCACCATCTAGACTTTCAAAACCCATGTTAAGCACAGTGATATATGTTGGTGGTGTGGCTCCGTTGTTTCCAATGTCAGCACCGGTTTGCTGTTTGTTATCTGCGGTTCTAGCCACATAATCAACAGCACTGGCATCTAGTAATATAACGCTGTTATCGCCACCTTCGCCGTACAAGGTAGCATATGGAGGAATAAGAATTGTGTCAGTGATTCTGTAAACGCCAGCAGGAAAATATAAACTACGACGTATTTGTGGGTTCACTTCTCTACAGAACAATTGATACAAAGCCCTGTTGATAGCTGCGGTATCATCTGTGACACCGTCGCCTGTTGCACCAAAGTCAGTGACTGACGCAAATTGATCTAGCCAAGTTTGTAAACTTTGACTGATTGGGGTACTAGGGGTAGGACCTGTTTGTACAGTGTAACCAGCGGCTTCGCCTTTGTAGGTATAATTTGTTTGAAATGCTAGAATGTCACTAAATTCTGTCAGGATCTCAGTGTTGCCAATGACCGGTGCACCATCTTCAAGAGTGCCATTGCCAATCCAAAGCTGACGAGAGTCTGTGCTCCAGCCCAGTTCTGCACCAGCCAATTGTGGTAAATTTTCAGCTAAACCTTTGCGGTTTGTGATACGAGATATTTGTACAATAGCCAATTTAGTTGTCCTTGAATTCTATTCAGTATTTAGCTGAATTAGGCTTGTAGGTAGTACTGTTCTAAACGCTTCCACCATTGGTCTGCCCAGTAGTCAAAATCCTTGCTTTCCAGCGTAAATTCTTGATATACTGGTTGTGTAAGCAAGTTGCCCATATCATCTGTATTGGGCTTGACACACATCAGCACTACACCTTTACGAATGTTTGTTCCGTACACTTCGTTGTGTGCTAGAGCATAGGCTACCAGCTGTAAGTAGTAATCCGTGATCCACTCTTGTTTTTTGGGTTTGTTGGTCTGTTTAAAGTCTATAATACTTTCGTCTTTTTGATGTATGCCCACACAGTCTGTGGTTCCAGCATACAGCTTGGGAAAGTATAAGGGAATTTCTACACCCCAGAACTCATCAACATTCTTAAGCCCGTCTTCAATAACAGTTTGTGCCATAGCATGACTAGCCCAGCCGAATGGATTAGTGCCGCGGTCTTTTAGCTCACCAGTCTTAACATATTCTTCCAAGTAGGTGTGCATACGTGTTCCGCGATTAGCAGCTTCGGTGGTAATCTGCTGTGCTTTTGCATGTCCTACATTCTTACGCCATTGTTCTAGAGCGGCTCGTGATTCTGCTGGTTTGGTTTTGTCTAGAATAGTTGTTACAGACGGAACTCGGCTTCCGTCTGGACAAGAATATAAACGCTTGCCTTCTTCGCTTGTGCGGCTTAGTTCGTGATAGTTAAATTTTGGATTATACATGTTGTGGTCTTATTGTATTCTGCTTATATGATTGAATAATTGCAATTTGTATTTAGAAACAAACTCAGGATCAGTGTTTGACAATTTTAAAAAATCCTCAGGGTAATCTATAATTTTCTGATGTTTTAATCTGAATCTAGTACACATTTTTTTTGCTTCTTCATAGTTCATAATATCACTTTCCCAGTTAATTTCCTCAACAAGATCACCGTCAGATGATGGTATTTCTCTAAACCCATATCGAGTCATGTCTAATCCAAACTGACTATGCCAAACTTCATATCGTTTTTTGATCATAAACAACGGAGAATAATATGCACTGTCCAATGGAATGTCGTTGGACAACAATCGATTCATAGTGTTGTTGATACTTTCCTTGCTTTCCTCAGGGAGTCCACAAATAAAACTTCCATGCAGGTGTACATGATCACCGTAGGTATTTTTGATATGTCTGATGGTGTTGACCTGCTCTTCTGGGTCATATCCCTTGCCGATCAAAGTGCCAACTTTTTTGTCCAGGGTTTCAACACCAAAAAACATCCATCTTATGCCAGTTTGCACAAGTTTGTCTATGGTCTCGGGATGCTTGGCCAACAAATCTAGTCTGACATAACTCCAAAAAATTGGTTGGAATGGTAAACTTTTAACCACATCCAACATTATGTCTATTTTTTCTTTAGTATCATTATAGGTATCATCCAGCAAGCGATAAGCAGTTACATTGTATTTTTCATAATTGTATAGCAATTCATTTTTTATAGTTTCATAATGCTTCAAGTAATCTAAATTCTTTTTACCATTGAGTCTAAAGCTACAAAATTTACAACTGAACACGCAACCCCGGGATATTTCAAGTGGTAATGGTTCACCTGCTATTACAATGTCGTCGTCACACCATTGCATGGTACTGTTGGCAAAATCAAATCCTTCAGCAAGACTGTCATCAATGATTGTAATTTTATGAATGTTACGTCGAGATTTTTTTAGTTCTGTGCCATGTTTTAAATGTTGTGCAAGATTTACAATACTCAAATCAGCATAACCAATGACAGCATAATCAACGTTGGGATTATAGATATCAAAAAATGTTCTACAGCCTCCTAGTACTATTTTACAGTCGGGATTGATGACTTTTAAATGCTCAGCAAATTCTTGTTCGATTTCGTTGCCATGTGGCAAAAAGTTTTGAAATGCTGTTTTGCCTTGACGCAGAGGATGCAGTAACTTTAACCCAATGTCTAAGAATGTATTTGAAAATCCAACAAATAGTGTGTTGTCACCAACAGATAAATCTAATATTTTTTTAAGTTCGTCAAGATCAAAGTCGTGTAGATGACTTACCACTAATGTCCGAAATCCGGCCAGTCTTAATTCGTAGGCACATTTGTGAGCCCCGAATGTCTTAACTGGCATCTCTTTAAAGCCAGTGAACAATACTATATCGTAAGTCATTTATAATTTAAACCCGAAAACTTTCTCCGCATCCACAGCGATCTTTTTCATTGGGGTTAATAAATTCAAAGCCTTCGTTGAGACCTTGACGTACATAATCAATAGTCATACCATCTAAGTATGGTGCGTCTTTTGGACTTATAAAAACTTCAAACGTATTGAACTTTGCAGCCCAATCTGTTTGATCAAACGTATCTACATATTCTAACACATAAGCAAGTCCACTGCAACCAGTGGTTCTCACACCTATCTTGATACCAACTCCATGTCCACGTTTAACAAGATTTTGTGCAATCTTGTTAATGGCCACTTCAGTTAGTGTTATCATGCTTCTTCCTATAGTCTGCTACCGCAGCCTTAATAGCATCTTCTGCAAGGATCGAACAATGTATCTTAACCGGCGGGAGTGCGAGTTCCTCTGCAATCGCAGAATTCTTAATTGATCCAGCCTGCTCCAGCGTTTTACCCTTGACCCATTCGGTGACAAGTGACGATGAAGCGATCGCCGACCCACAACCATACGTTTTGAATTTCGCATCTGTTATAATCCCATCTTCTACTTTGATTTGTAGTTTCATTACATCACCACAGGCCGGAGCTCCAACCATGCCAGTGCCTACCGTGTCGTCTATTTCCATTTTGCCCACGTTGCGTGGATTTTCGTAGTGATCGATTACTTTTTCTGAATAGGCCATTGTATACTCCTTTGTATATTATAACATGTTACTAGATTATTTACAACTGTTTTGGTTATTGGCGACGCTTCATTGCCGCTTTGGCATTGCTATCTACTACCGCTCTGGCCTGGTCAACACTTAGGCCAGTTTCGGCTTCGGTGTTGCCTTTGAATCGAACCACGCCCGAATTGGGTTGTAGTGGTTCTAGAATATTTTTAAGTGGGTCCTGACTGATAAGATCGCCTAGAGTTTCTAGAGTCACATTGACACAAAGACTTTTGGCCGCTTCAATAAATGCAGTTTGACTGATTTCTTTTTTGGCAGCTTCGTCGTCACTACGACCCATCAAAAACTGGCTCAGGGCCATGAGTTTTTTTGCGTTGGGATCAGCTACTTCAAAAATCCGCATCTTTATCTACGGCCACGGCCTAGACCGGCTGTTGCAGGTTCCATGTTGGCATCCATTTCAGCATCAATATCTTCTTCGCCGCCTGGAACAGGAACTTCAGCATCAACAGCAACTTGTTCTTCACCTGGCATTGGTGCTGCCATGTCTTGACCTGGAACTTGTGGAGCTTGTCCAGTTACCACACCAAGTGCAGCTTCCAACTGTTGTTTGGCACCTTGCAAGTTTTGTAGTAGGCCACTGAGTGCGGCACTAGCATCACCGTTGAACTGAGTAGCTTGATCAACACCAACTTCGTTCTTGATATTGTCTACTAACGCAGGCAAGTCTTTGAACTGCATGGCACTGACTTGTTCACTCATCTTCTGTACTTGATCAACCATGTCTTGACTGGCCAACACAACTTGAGCTTGTTGAACTTCGCTGGCTTCACGCAAACGACGGCTTAAACGAGTTTCCATTGTAGGCATGTTCATTTGTTTTTGTAAGTCTGCTTTTTGTTTTTGCAAGGCCGCAATTTGTTGATCAAGCTGTTTGCTTTGATCTTGTGCTTGACGCTTTTGTTGAGCTACCTGAGCAGATTGTAGTGCAGCTTGTTTGGCTGGATCAGTGGGCATGCTTGTGGCCGCTTGTGTTGCTGGTGTTGCTGGTACAGGAGCAACTGGCATTTGTTCAGCAATACGAGCTGACAATGCCTGCTCTAACATGACCAATTTCAAGTAAGAAGGATTTTTCTCACTGCGATGAAATTCTGGAGTTCTGCGATGTTCAGCCACCAAAGTGCGAACACGCTTGAGCATACTACAGGCTTGGTTGTGTGAAATTGATTCAAAAGACACACGACTACCAAAGTAACTTTCGAATACTTTAGCGGCTTGTTTTGTTGGTGACGCTATGGCCAGTTCTTGCAGTTTCATTATTAAATCCTCGTTGTTGACAATATTTAGCCCAGTCGACACATTTGGCTAGTTGTTTTTCCAGCTGTTTTTTTTGTATAATCTTGGTTTCTAATTTAGTACCCACACTGTCTCGGAAATCAAACTGTTTGCTACGATCCGCTATAGCGGCTCTAACAGCTATGTCTGTGGTCAAACTGGTTAATTTATTGTCTAAAGCTAGCAGTTCTCTGGCTGTATTGTAAGCTCGATTTTTATCGGCTATACACCAGCTGAGTGCTGTTCTTGTATGGGAGAAAATGCCCACTTCTGTGGCACTACAAAATACCCGATATCCAGTGCGTTCTGGATGTATGCGATAGCGACCAAACACTTCGTAAACACCGTCGTCGTTTTGCCAAATTGTGTTGGGAAGAATATCTTTAAACTCTTGCCTAAACAAGCGTTCAAAATCTTGGTTGGATTTCATTTAAGAACGTAGTGGGATATTAAATAAATCACTGATGCCGCTAAAAAACCAATGATGCCAACACCCCAACCAATTAATCGATCATTGTTTTTTTCAGTCAGCTTACTGACACTGGATTTAACTTCATTTACCATGACACAAAGATGTGCAATATTATCACCCATGGCCGTCATTTTGTCTTCTAGTGCATTGTAGCGTTCAGCGCAGAGTTCCACGTGGGCTTCCAAGCTCTTTTTTTCAATGTCTGTAGCTTCAACGGTCATAATGTTCTCTTTATATTGGTGGATTCGCTCTGAAGCTGATCCTATCAAGTATTTATGGAAATGGCGGCAAACCAGATGTTTTGCCTGGCACCAGATGTAACTAAAAAAGATTCAACGTCAGGATCATTGTTTAATTCTCTCAACATGGGCACTCCGGCAGCATCAAGTTCCAACACTTCTGTGGGATTTGTGTCAGACCCAAACACACCATCGCGGTCGTTTTCAAATTCAAACATCCAACGGCTGCCGGTGCTGTCCTGTACTGGGTCAGTGACATCAAACAACTGAGTTCTGAGTCCTAGTATTTGAGTAAGCGTTTCCCAATTGCGTTGTTGATTTCGACTGCGATTCCAGGATTTTTGATCAGCAATTGTTTGACCTGCACGGTCTCGAAATGGTATTTTATTGGGTTTAAAATGGCCAGTGATACCAGTGGCCGTGATGTCAAACAGAGTCTGGCAAGCGTATCTCATGAGTCTTTCCTGCTGAGTTCGTAGACTATTTCTACCTGTTGACATAATTCATCCAGTGCAGGATTATTTTTGCGAGCACCTAGTATTTCAACCCAGCGTCGACTTTGTTCCATTTCGTCTAGTTCTTTTTGCAGTGCAGGTTCGCGACTGTACAGTTCGCGTACAGATTCACCAGGTCGGCGAGCATATACAGTACGTCCACCGTCGGGGCTTTCAAACACTGTTACTTCGGTAATTTTGCTGACTTCCATGCTAGTATTTAAGCTAGAAACACAAGCCAACAAAAAACCCGCCTCAGCGGGTTTTTGTAATCAATCAATGATTAAGATGCAGCTAGTTTGAAACCAATACTTGTGCATGAATCTAACTGATAACCTGTGTAGGTAATGTTAGCATAGCTCAAGAAAATTGCTGTGTCAATTTGACTTGTTGCGTTAGAAGCAAGTGCGTTACCAAATGCACCAGCTGGGTATGTACCAAAGCTGAGTACTGTGCCGTCAACTTGATACTGAGCAACTGTACAAACACGTTGTAAACTTTGAATAACGTTAGAAACATATTCGTTTACGTCTTGTTGTGTAGCAACAGAAGTGTTAGCAACTACGCGATAAAAGTCTAACTTAGGACCTGCAAAGTTAACAGGTGTTGCTGCTGTGGATGCGCCTGCTGCAACTGGGTTTAATACGTCAGTTGCAAATACTGGTTGTGCACCACCGGATACTGGGGTAATATAAGCCATTTTAAATCTCCTTAATATATGGTCTCAAAGGACCTACTAATATTTACCTTTTGAGACAAAAAAGGTGATTTAGGTCGCTGTTTCAGGATTATTTAAAGCACGATTTCCAGCACTAAAGCCAAATCTGTTGACCAGTTTGGCCCGGCCTGCAGGGGTGGCCACTACCCAGCCTTCTTGTCCAGGTTGTTGACGATCCAGCTGGGTCAGCACGTCTGTTTTCAAATCGTGCAGGCCCAAGAACGCTGTGAATGCCGCAGTGATGCCGTCCATGTTGCTTCTAGGGCTTTGTAAGTATTCTACAATGTTGGCAAATTTTCTTGGTGTTACGTTCTTTTGTAACCAGTCGCCAAAGCCTGGCAACAAGTTTTCGTAATTGGTGTTGATGCGACTGTTGATGTAGCGTTTGCAAAGCTGTGGCAAATCTGTAATACCTGCGGCTCTTAGATCAGCAGGATTAAACAGGCCATCGATGGCAGGACCTTTGGTAGATAATATTTGCTTGAGTTGTTTGGTTAGGCCAGGGTTGGGTGTGACATTGGATATTTCTTTAACGCTGGGTTCAATCAACAACAGGCCAGGAACTGGAGTTAGTTTGACTGATTTGATGGGTTCGGCTGAACCTCCAGGTTCACTGTATCTGGTGTGTATGGCCACTCCCACTTCGCTGGCACCAATACGCTGTCCCAGTGTGCTGCCTGCTGGAATTTTGTATTCAACAAAGTTGGGCTGAAACACATAAGCACCAGCAACTTCTGGCGGTGTTTCTGTGTACAACAAGTCACCTTGGATGTAGCCTTTGAAGTTTTCAGGTGTAGCGGCTCTCAGCATAGGAAACAGCTTGGCATAAAGGCCGATCAACTCGCCACGCTCGCCGCCACGCATGTTCATGATTCTGGCAATTTGTTCCGGGCTGGTGGCCAAGCCATCGTAGCCTTTGGCAGTAAATCCTGACTTGTCTGTGAGCACAAATGTACCATCCGGTTTGCGGCCAAATATGATAGCGGGCTTGCCGTCCCACTTGACTGTGACTGTACGGGCTGTGTCTTCGGCAGCGTGTTGAATAATGCTCAAGGCTTCTACAATACCGCGACTGCCTTTTTCAAACACTAGATCTTCAAGATGCTCAATTCTGGGATTAGCCGCTTCCATGATAGGAACCATGCCTTGGTTAACAATACGATCACGTAGGCGTGCCAGAAAGTTCACATCACTTACATCCTGATACAAGGGTTCTGGCTGACTTTCCATAAAGGGTAAACCTTCACGTTCCATGTGTTGTTTAAAATCTGCCAGTTTGGCATCACGTTTGGGATCTGTGCTTAGTGCTTGTAGTATGCTTTCTACACTGGCCAAGTCTTGACGTGTGGCTGTACGGTTCAATAACATTTTGGCTACCGCATCTGGATCATCTGTGATAATTTCATTACTAGCACGATCAGCAATGCCGGCGATTTGATTTAGTTTATAACCCATGCTTTTGGCTATGCTATTCATTAGCACATTACGCTCGCGGCCTTTGTATTTTGAATCTGCGGGCATGGCACCTAGAACAAATTTTGACCAAGGCACATTGTTTAGGAACATAAAGTCTGTTTGTACATAGCCCATGTCTGGATTGCCATTAATAGGAGTTTTAAAATGTACGCCTGCTCCAGTTTTTTTAACCCAGTCTTCGGGTTTTTGTTTTTGACTAACAGCCCAGCGTGTGAGCTGGGCTACCAATTGTTCTTTGTTCAATTGAGTAGCATCAACAGCAATATCCAAATCGCCTGATGTGTCTTTGATACCAGTTGATCCAAGTGTGTTGTTTTGTAAATCAAGGTCTGGTAACATTTCCTCTAGCCAAGCCAGAGTTGTTTTAACATCAGTCTGATTAATGCGTTGTGTCAAGGCCCGTCCATTGGCATCTTTGAACACATTGCCGCCTTCAAACAAACTGGTGCTCATTAAACTGTTCTCTTTTTACTGCGGCGACTTTCCATTGTGCCTTTGACCACATTACCACCTACGTCGCTGGCTGTGACCGCATCTTGTAATTCTTTCTTGAGTGTGGCTTTTTCTGCTGGAGTCAATGCCTGATAAGAAGCAACCAACTGTTGAATAAACTTTTGTGTTTGAGCATCTACTGGTGCTGGTGCGGCAGCATCGGCTGGTGCCGATTGACTACCAACAGCTTTCATCGATGAAGCAATAATAGCATCATCTACACCGGCCTGTTTCATGATGGCCGCAACAGCATCACTGTCAGTTGGGCTACCAGCTTTTTTCCAGGCTGTCATTAATTTGTCTGCGGTCACTTTGGTTGTTAAATTTGTACCAACTGTTTGTGCCTTGTTGACTACAGCACTTGCGGCTTGTCCGGCCGCACCTTTAACTTTGTCCCAAACACCTTCGGTTAATGTGTCCTGGATAGTGCCAGCAACATAGAACATACGCTTGATTTGAGCTTCTGTTAATCCAGTTTTGCGAATACTTTCTGTTGTGGTAACTCCGCCGCCTAATGCTTTGATTACAGAAGCAACATCACCACTACCGCCGGCACCTGCTTGACTTTGTAATACTTTCCAAATCATTTGTTGCTGTCGAGCATCAACTCCTTTTAATGCTTGCAATAAACTTTGTTCGTCAGTTATTAATCCGTTTTGAATTTGTTTAACAATGTCGTTAGGGTTAATTACAGGGGGCCCACCAACTGCCGCAGCGGCTTGGTCGCTACCTTGAAATGCCTTGCCAATTTGTCCAGCAGCAAATGCTGTTGCTCCAGTTGTAATACCACTTCCAATGGCATCGCGAATATCTTTTCCTTGTAGAGCTTGATCAACCAACTTAAACAACCCCAATGCAGCAGCACCTCCTGCTCCAACACCTGAGATGCCGGCGGCGGCGATCAATGCACTGTAGATAGCACTTTGTAATATAGGATGTTTGGTAGCAAAGTCGCGATATTTTTGTATATATTTCATGGCACCAGCATCGCCACCTGTGGCTTGTTTTAATTTTTCTGCGGCTTTGTCGTACTGAGCAGAAAAGTTTTCCAATGGGCCACTGTTGCGCAGTTTGCCTTTTAGGTCGCCCCATGCTCGACCCACAGCATCAACGGCATCTTTGCCCTTGCCAATCATGGTACGGTTGTTGCCTGCGTCTGTGGCACCTTGTTGAACTTGACCAAACAGCTTGGTGATTTGGTCAGCTGTCATTTCATATTCAACTAATTTACGGCCAGCACTTTCCCATAGTTTGATTGAGCGTAGGCTTGATGCATCAAGTCCTTCGTACAGGTAATTTTTAGGTGTGGTTAATTGATTAATTTTCATATTATGCTTTACCTGCTGAGTTGATTGCGGCCAAGAAGGCTGATAATGCGGCATGGTCTTCACTGTTTCTAGTGATCCATTGACTAATTTGATCTTTGGTCATTGTGGGTGCGGCTGGCTTTTCTTCACCCGGCTTGGGCTCTTCACCAGTTGCGTCGGCCCCAGGTGCAGTGGTTCCAGGAGCTCCAGCGGCTTTTGCACCTGAAGGATCTCTACCGGTCAATGCACCAGCGGCAGGAACAGCAAGAGCAGCTGCTCTAACTAGGTCATTCCATAACGGTCTTTGCTTGGATGGATCTGCATTGGCTGGCGAGGCAATTGCTTTAATAGCATTGGTAATTTCTTGTTGATTAACCAGACCTTTAAAACCTAACCCAGCTAGCAAATTTTTCTGCACAAAAGCTGTGAGATAGGATTCATACTTGCCATCTGTTCTATCTCTAAATGCTTGCAACGCAGGACTAACTGGTGCTTGTAATTCTTTAAGAGTAGCCTTGGCTATTTGATCATATTCTTTGGTGCCAGGTTTTAGTTTTTGTCCGCCTACTGTGATTGGTTGCCCTTGTGCTGCACTTGCCACAGTGGCTGGTGTAGTGGCAGGTGGTTGTACCATGTTGCGACTTGTCGGCTGTGGTGTTTTTGCCATTGGGTTTGGCACACCAGCAGGTTGTTTATATGTGACCGTGGCACCTGCTCCGGTCTGGGCACCGTAATTTGGTTTTGCTGTTGCGGTTGTTGCTGGAGCAGTTGTTGGAGCTGGTGTTGCGGTTGTTCCAGGTGCGGGTGTAGTTGGAGGCACTGTGGCTCCAGATGTTGCGTTTGCTGTTGCTGGTGTTCCAGGAGCGGCCGCATCTTTTGTTGCGTTGGCCTTTACTGCTCCACCGGACGGTGGTGGATTATCGGGTGGATCTTTAGGATCGGTCTTTGCTGCCACTGGTGCTGGTTGTTTGGCAATACTTTGTTCTAATTGTGCCACATAGTTTTGCCAGGCACGGAATGCCTTGTCAGCCATTGCTGAAACTTTTTGATCCTGACGAGCTGATTTATAACCTTGTGCAACGTCTTTAAATGGACTAGCAATAGCACCGCCAATATTTCTTGCTGTGTTGATAAATTCGCCGCCCATTTGGCCTATGTCGCCGCCGACGTCGCCTAGTCCTTCTTCTATCTGGGTCTTTTTCTTACGTGTTAGCTCATGAATTTGCATCGGTTTTTCTCACTGTACGGGTAAACTTGCCAGGATCCTTTAACCGAATTG